AGGATCATAAGGGTCGATACCTGAGTCGCCGTCTTCCAGACCTCCCTCATTGTACCCTGCATTACCCATAGCTACAGGCGCAGGCTGTTGGTATTGCTGCTGTTGTTGCTGGTAAGGGTCAGGACTTTGATTAGGCTGTTGAACCATTCCACCCATAGCCATGCCGACAATCTGCTCAAGCTCAGCTAATTCTTCAGGGGTTAGTTCTCCATCAGTTTGGTTATCCATAGTTTGCGCTACAGGCTCACCACCAATACGTCCATTCCTTTCCATGTCCATCAAGCCTTGCTTAGCTTGACCTCTAAGGTCTTCAAAGAATCTAACACCATAGAAACGTACTACGTCAGCAGGTACTACATACTCACCTTCACTAAGCTGTGCAGGAACGTCGTCACGTACCTCTTCTGCCATTGAGCCAGGAGGGACTTCATTTCCGCTTACAGGATCAACAGTGGTGCCGTCATCAGCAATGCCACCCTCTTGAAATAGCATTTCCATCTGTCTAGATTCATTGCCTTGCATTAACTTCGTCCCTCAAATGTTTAAGTCTTCGTAGTGCGGCTATCTCGCCTTGCATTCTATAAATACTTTCTACACTTGTACTCTGTTCCATACGGATATGAGCGCTATGTATTTTGGAATCTATATAAGCCAAGTAAGAGTCCCATAGTGGTTTGTCGTTAGTGATCTTTTTAAGTGTGCTAAGATTCATTATTCAGGCCTTTCTACTAATCCACCTTTATTAAACCGTAGTTTAGTGGTAGTAGGGTCAACCGTCAAGTTTGAGATATCTAAGAGTGTACCTTGTTTAGTTTCAAACTTCTTGTCGAAGATTGCATAACCTTCTGCACGATACTTCAGAGGCTTCTTACCAATCTTAACTTGATCACCTAACTCTGCTTTTAACTGCTTAAGTACTTTCTCGTAAGCAGCTACATAAGTGTTATAGAAAGCCGAACCCTTAGCAATCTTAGAAGGTACGTCTTCTTTAGCGAAACGCTTCTCAGCTAGCTTTTCTACTGGAGGTAAAACAATCTCGTTGATACCTTTAGCTTTGGCGTCTGCGATAATAGCTTGAAGCGACATACGAATAGTGTCAGTGATACGACTTACTGGAAGTTTATCCTTAGTTACTACAGTCTTCATATTACCTATGTAGCTCTCTAAGTCGTAATCAAGAGCAGTAGATATATCTCCTAAAGCAACATTTACATAATAAGGATCATCAAACTCTCTAGAAAATAAGTCAAAGGCTATGCTCTGAATAGAACCTGTGTCTGAAACATAGGTGCTTTCAGGGAGACCTAAATCTTTTAAACTAGATTTAAAGATAGATACTTTTTCTTCAGTGCTTAGCTTAGGATTAAGTCTAGTAGGAATAATAACATCATTAATATAGGACTTTAGTTTACCTATAGGTCCATCTGCAAATCCACTACCCTCAAGTTCAATCAAATCTTCAGCCTCACCAAAGCTTATAGACAAGTCTTCTTCTAACTTAGCTTTTTCTTGCTTGTTATATGTAGGTAAGTCATCTACTAAATTTTGAATAGGATCAGACTGAAGCTCTTCAATTAAGATGTAAGGGCTGTCTGGGTCTCTTACACTATAACGAGTATGAGCTAGGCTAGAACCCCCCATATGAGTAGTGAGACCCATGTCCTCAGCCGTTTCTAAGTTAAGCTCAACGTAATCTACTTCAGGGTCGTCAAGATCGCTCTGACGCTGGTCTAGACGATATCTCTTATCCCGCTTAACTGCTTTAACTTCTAAAGGGCTAAGAGACTCTAATGCACCTTCCGTAGTAATCTTTTCCTCTGCAGGTAGTCCTAACCCACGGAACTCCATCTCAGCCTTACTTACCTTAGGTGCACGTTTACGTACAAACGCCTCTACGTTCTCACCACGTGTACCCTCTTTACCGATAGGCGCATTCTCAATGGCACTCTCAAGAGGACTGTAGAACCTAGCTACTGTAGGATCATCAGGATCAGCTACATCAGAGAGAACCTCGTCAGTCTGCTTGAACATAGGGTTGAACTTAGGGTTGTCAGTAATACCCAACGCAGACGCTAACTCTTTAGCTAGGAGTCTAGAGATACCACTCATTAGCCTACATTCCCGCTAAAGCCTTGTTCGCCTGGTTGAGGAGCTGTACCTGTACCCATCTGACCTCCGCCAGAGCCTGTAGTATCTTGTATGTTAGCACCTGCTGGAGCTTGACCTTCTTGAGGTGCCGCCTCCGCAGGAGCAGCCTGTGGGTTCTGCTCTTGGAACTTCTTAAATAGCTCAGCTTGTACTGCTGCATCCTGCATAGAGTTAGTCACCTTATCAGGGTCTAGGTCCATACTCTTAGCAATCTCACGAATGACGTAATCCATCTTAGCGAAAGGAGCCAGCATTGGGTTAGAAGCAACTTGTAGGAACTGCATAAGGCGCTGGGAGCGGACCTCGTTAGACATCAAACTCTCAGTACCAGAAGCCTTAACTTCCAAGTCACCCTTAATGGACTCATCGTAGTCAAACTGCATGTTGAACGAGAAGAAAGCTTTACCTAAAGGACCAAGCAGATAGTCATCTACGTTCTTAACTACACTACGAATAGAACCGTTAGCAGCAGACATAAGCATAGAGATACCAGAAGCAGTACGACCTACACCAGATACGCCAGTCTGACCGTGAGCAAAGCTAGGGAAACCTGTAGACTCATCAGCTAAAACCCTAGCCTTATCAAAGAGTTGCATGTTCTCTTGTGCTACATTCGGGAACTTAGTACCGAAGATAGCTTGACCTGGAGCTCCGCCCTGTCTACGGAATACTTTACCTGGGTAGACTGACATATCCTGTCCTGGGACCAAGTTAGTCTCGTCTACTTCAATGATAAGGTTACCAGAAAGGGCAGCGTTGTCAATAGCCATACGCATAAAGCCATTCATCAACGTCTGTGTATCGTCCATGTTCTCAGCAATACCTACACCAAAGAAGCTGTAAGGGTTATGCTCATAAGGTACAGAGTAGTACGGGATACGTGCAGGCTTGAATGGGTTCAGTACCATACGCAGCACTTCACCATTACAAATCCAGATGTTACAGCTAAGCTCAACTAGGTCACGAAACTCTTTAGGTACTTTGACGCCATTCTCTTCGAGGATATCAGTATCAACAAAACCCCAGAACTCAAGTACTTCCCAGCGCTCAGTCTCAGAAAGTACATCGTCATCTTCCATCTTCATCTCCCAGTGCTTACGCACGTAGTCAGGAGTCTGAGCAATAGCAGCTTCAATGGACTCATCACGGAAGTAGGGACGACCTTTAAGTGAACGCAGTTGATTGCGAGACATCTTATGACGCTCAACAACATACTCAGCATCGTCCATGCTTGTAGCTTCAGGGTCAGGGAAGAAGTCCCACACAGAAACGTGATTACACTCAGGCACTGTCTTAACTAGAGGGTCATACTCACCGTCGTCATTCCAGTTAGGATACTCTTTATCTACAGCAAATGGACCTTTCATTACGCCTGTACCAAGAAGAGCCATCTCAAAAGCCATTGAGCGAAGATGCTTAGATGCACCACTCTCGTTAAGCTGATCGTGAATCTTCTTCTCCATCTTCTTAGCTGCAACCATCGCAGGATGGAAGGACACTGTAGTAGGAGTAGTACCGTCGCCCTCAATGACCTTATCGCTCACGGGGGCAAGCTTGCTCTGCAGTCCCGCTAGACGCTCCTGGAGGTCGATGATAGTCTCTCCTGGGCGCAGCTTACCGTCATCACCTAATAGCGCTGTAGGGGCCGCTGTAGACTCTGTGACAGCCTTTGCTTCATCGCCTGCCTGTGCAGCATTAGGATCTATATTGATATGTACTGCGTCAGCTACACCATCAGGTAGTACTGTAGGGTCAACAGAAAGAGGGAACTTATTGTTGCCAAACAGCACATCAACAATCTGCCCATAGGCAGCTAGCGTCTTTGTCTTAGTAACCTTAACGAAAACACGTGACTTCTCTGTGTCAGTGAACTGCACATCAGGACCGTACAGACCACGGTAGTTACGATATGAACGCAACCAACGCTCTTCATCTACCTGTCGAGCATCCTCAGCTCTGCTGTAACGCTCCTTGACGAAGCTAACAACACTACTGTCATTCTCAAATAGGGACTCACTGCCGTCTTCAGCAGCTACTACCTCGTCAGTGTCGAAGTTTAGATCGTCGATGTCTGCCATGTTTTAATACCCGAAAGTTGAGTCTGAAGCTTGGAACCCAGAGCGTTGGTCTTTAGAAGGATTGTAGTCCCAGATGGAGCTACGTGGTCTTGTCATAATACCGTAACGTAGAGCGTCATACAAGTGATCTTCTGCGTTGGTATCTACGTCTTCTGGGTTTCTTTTGTCCAGTGGTATAGACGGTAGCTGTGCAATAGTGTTGGTGCAAGTAGAGAAAAACACAAGTCTTGGCTCTTCTGTATACTCATCCACTTGCAAGCGGCGGTGTATCTCGTTCTTCCCTGAAACTCGTGATCCCCGTGAGCGGTCAGAAGGTCTCCAGCGACAACCCTTCATGTTCATTTGCTCAGCCAAGGACGGGCCAGTATCACCTCTGTTATGCCAGAGAGAAGAGTCCAACACGCCATACCTGATTGTGCCATCTTCAGCCTCAGCATCTAGAATCATATCAGCTAGATCAGAAGCAGTTACCTTAGAGCAATACAGCTCTCTATACACAACCAGTTGTTCAGAAGGCGATACAGCAAACCATACCACCCCAGTAAATGAACCATACCCGTAGTCACAAGCCCTAAACCTAGTCCACGAAGCGGGGATGTCGTAAGGCTCTACTACGTGTATTGTTCTATCAAACTCAGGGAAAGCTGCCCCTTCGTTGATATCCCAGTTACCCTCAAGAAGCTGTTTGCGCTGGTGCTCAGGCAAAGACAGAAGCATTGCTTCGTAGTCGCCACTCTCAGCTAGGTGAGGGTTATCAAACAAACTAGCAGGAATAAACCTGCGTCTAAACAGAGGTTCGCCTGCTCTACTGTGTCCTGCAGGGAACTTAAGCGTTTCACCCGTATCAATGTCTGTAGCCCAGAAAGGAGTGTTAGCAGGTGAAGGGTCAATGAACATCTTCTTAACCCAAGCGTGACCAGGGCCACCAGGGTTGGTCGTAGCTCGCATGTACAAGCCTAGCTCTTTAGAGCTGCTCCGTAGACGAGAACGCATGTAGTTCCAACCGTAAGGTGTCTGCCACTGCGTAAGTTCGTCAAAAGCTACATAGTTAAACGCCTGACCTTGGTAACGCATAACGTCAGTGTCTTTGTCGAGGTACGACATCCAGAGCCTGCCACCTCTAGGTGTTACCCACTGGGACTTACGCTCTGACCACTTGATACCAGGGATAGCCTTAGGGTACAAGTCCTGGCTCTTCTGGATAAGCTCACGTAGTTCCTCAGTTGTGTGACGTACAAGTAGACCACTAAAGTCTGGGCTGTTCATGTCACGAAGAGGGTCAGCTAGTGTGGCGTAACTCTTACCGCCGCCTGCCGCCCCACCATATAGTACCTCACGTTCACTAGAGGCTAGATATTGTGTCTGAGGTCCAGGGTTAGGCTTGAAGACTACATTCTGAGCTGCTTCTACATCATAAGCTGCAGGCTTAACTTGCGCTGGGCTTGTCTGTATCGTCGTCTCCGTCTTCGTAGGTGTAGTAGCCGAGTCTTTCTTTTTCGAGGATCTCGTACTGCTTGAGCGCTTTTTCGAGCCGCTTGGCAAGCTGGCGTTTAATTGCAGCAAGTGATTTACGTTTTCTTTCGACATCTATACGTTTCTTCAAACCCATATGAGAGATGTAACGACCTGACTGAGTAGACAACCAAGCACTAACTTGCCTGTAACTATATTGCTTTAAGTGCTTCTTTGCAAGCTCTAATAGCTCTAGCTCTTTTGGGATAGGCTTAAGCCAATCATTATCGTCAGGGTCTATCTCGTAACCAAAAGGTACTTGAGGAGACACTCGTGGGATTCGCTCCCATCTCTTTACTTTAAAGTCAGGCTTAGGCAACATCCAGTAGCCTATGCTCTCACGTTCTTTTGTCTTAGTTATCCGTATCATCAGACTCTTTAGGTGGAAGAATAAACAAGCCACCAGAAGCTTGAACTTCCATACGCTCTGTTTTTACAATACCTGCACGATCTAGTACTTCCTTAGCTGCGTGCATCTTCTCTTTTACACCCAGCTCTGTAGGGTCCATAAGAGCTTGACCAAAAGCTACAGCAGCCTTAGGCCCGATACGTGACATGTAAGTCTTAGTACCGTCAAAGATCTCATCCTTAAGGGACTCAACAATAAGACGAGTGGGAGTGTTATCACTGTAGCCTGCCAACTTCTTAGCTCTAACAACATCACCTCCAGCTTCATCGAACAATACTTCGAGAAACTTAATTTGGTTTTCTGTTAGTTGTCGTGCCATAGTGTTACCACTCTCTCTCTGTGTGTGTGTACGTGTGTTACTCTGTTCTTACAGCCTGCTTGATATCACCACGTGTAATACCAATATCTTGTAACTCACGATCTGTCATTCTATGTAGTTGCATCTCTGCAATTCTACGGTTAGCTGATTCTTGTCGTGATTCAATCATAGCAACACCAAAAGCAATGAACCATTTCTTAAGTGCAGAACCGAAGCTACGTGTTTGTGTAAGTACCATTTCCATTTGTCCAATATATCCTTTTATATGCTAGGACGCTAACTCTATTGTTAGCTATGGACATAGTTATACTCACAGGGTTACCTATTAGAATTGCTAATACGGAATACCCGCTATGCTAACCTACAGGCTGGAACGTCTCTGTCACAGTACACATAAAGTCTAGCTCAGGTGCTACGTTACCTGATGCAATACAGCGTATCTGATCACCTGGTTCAAGAACTAAGGTAGCACCAGTAAGAAGGACGTTCTCACCTACGCCAAGGTTCTTACCACCGATAAGGTTGAACTGCTCTGCTGTATCAGCTTTGTACCACTTAGCTAAAGCAGATGTATTACCGTTAGCGTTGACAGCAAACAGCATAGACACCTCACCACGACAGTTAGCTGGGCAAGTGTACAGCGTCTCTACCTGATCCTCTGTATCACAGATAACACCCTTGCTAACTATACGTGCTGGTTTGCCTTGGCTATAGAGTGACATTACTCTTCAGTATCCTCTACAGGTTTTAGCTTAAGTGCTTTCTTAGCTTTAGGCTTAGCTTTAGGCTTAGGTGCAGCCTCAGCAGCACGACAGATGTCAGTTACGTTAGGGTCTTTACTTTGTACGTTACCGTAGTTGTCTTCGCCTGCAGCTTGGTTACCTGTAGCATCCCACACGTAGCCATGCTCATCTACACGATAGCCTTCTGCTTCAAGAGCAACACGATACTTATGATAGAACTTATCAGTAGCCATTACTTAGCTTTCTTCATTGGACGTGCTGCAGGGTTAGATGCACCACACATACCGCCCTTGTTAAACGCCATCTTCTTTACTTTACCACCATAAGCGTAGCCCATCTTCTTAGCTACTTTAGGTGCTTCTTTCTTAAGTGCTTTCATGCCCTTGTTCATCTTACTTGTCCTCTCTTCCATAGTGTAATGATCTTGTGTGTATTACTTCCTGTGTTTAGCTGTCTTCTTAGCAATCTTCTTAGGCTGAGCTACGTACTGCTTCCCTGCCTTAGTACCCTTACGCTTAGCTTTACTTGTAGCAGCATATTCAGCGGGGCTGAGAGCCTCTCTAGCCTTCTTAGGTAGGTACCTCTCACCTGTGGCCTTCTTGCCCTGTGTGGAGGGCTTACCAGACTTGGTACCCCACTTTTCTTTAGTCCACTTCTTGAGGGACTTCTGTGGTGCTTTCATTACTTGTAGCCCCCGCCTTTGGCTTTGTATTCTTTGGCAAGCATCTGCGCTTTACGGGCTGACCACTGTCCAGGCTTTCCACCTTTTCCACTCGCCTTGATCTTGTTAAACAAGTTCTTGCGCATAGTGGGCTTCGTGTAATTACCTGACTCATTAACACGAGACTTTGTAGCCTTCTTCTTAGCTGCTGGCATTACACGTTAGCTCCTATCTGAAAGCAACCACCCCTAGCAAAGTATACGCCTTGCGCTATGAAGAACTGCTCAACTACTTTTACTTCTTGTAAGCAATCCTGCTGTGTCTCGTGAATCTCTTTAGTGTTCACCCTTGACCCACAGCTTTCAGCTTGAGGAGTAGAACAGAGAAGTACTGTAGCTAACCACATGTTACCACTTTCCTTGTGTCTTGCCTACCCACCAGAATAAGAGGGCTAAGCCAGTAATACCTGTCAAAGTAATCAGGGTACCAAGTGTCCAAGTAATAGCAGCTTCTTTTAGCTCTTGTCTGCGATACTGGGTTTGCTTGCGCTGGGCTCTAACTTTTCTGAGTATCTCTTTGTATTCCTCTAGCCCCTTCGGACCATAGTACACCATTAAGATCTGCTCTAGGTCTTTACGCATCTGCTGCACTTTTTTCTGTGCAGCAAATAGTTCTATTGCTTCTGCTTCTGGTGAACCTGTCAGGCTCTTCCATATGCTAGGGTTCTTAGCTTTCTCAGCAGCGTAGTTGATATCACTTACTGCTCCAGCAAACTTAGATAAAGCAGAGGTAGCGTCTCTACCTGCGTTAAGTAAGTTACGAGCCTGACTTACAGCAGTACTGGCTACAGATAGAGCTGTAAGGGGATCTATCATTTTGTACTACCAAGCCTTACAGGACCAGTAGCGAGCCGTGAACTTATCCTTAGCTGTGTCACAGTTATGTCTAGCACGGAAGCTCTTACGACGCTCTGGGCTATCCTTCTTGATAGACATGTCAGGATCACCAAAGCGTACAAGCTTTACTTGGTCACCCTTCTTAGCTAGTACAGCACTCTTCTTAGAACCTCCAGGGGTACGCTTAGGCTTGTTGTAGCCAGGGAATGTTTCACCACGGTACTTCAACTTACCACTAGGTAAACGCTCTACATCTTTAGTTGTTGCCATGCTATCCAATCTGTGGGGGGAACGAGGACGGTTCTCTTTTTACCCCCACCAATCTATTATTAAGCTCGTCAGTTAAAAAACTTATACCGCAAAATTTAACGAGTACGTCTACGGCTCATTGCACCACGAATAGGTTTATTTCTACCCCGTGCTGGTCTACCTGGTCTAACAGGTCTAGTAGGTTTAACAGGCTTAGGTGTAGTGTTAGGCGTACCTGGTCTACCTGGTCTAGCAGGCTGAGTAGGTTTAACAGGCTTAGGTGTAGTGTTAGGCGTACCTGGTCTACCTGGTCTAGCAGGCTGA